TGGATTTACAATATTATAGTGATTAGGCCTCACTCTATATTTGTTTTTTATTCTCTCTTTACCTACAATATCTCTTATCCTTGAAAACTCTCTCCAATCTTTCTCTGTCATTTTAGAATTGTAATACGGCTTTACTGATATTTCATAGTTATTATAAAATATTTTCTCTAATTCCTTTTTTAATTCTTTTGTAGTGTAAACATCATAATTCTTATCACTATAATTTATATTTATTCTATCTGCCATTTGTACCTCTTTTTCTTTTATCCATACTTCTATATTACACTATTGAATGACATAATCAATAGTTAATTTGTACCAAAGTGTCGCACCTTAGTAATAATTTATTACCTAAATGCATACCTGCTTTCTAATCTTAGCACTTGTAAAACCCTTGTAAGCCTGTATAATATTAGATATATGGAGGTGAAATCATGAATGTTTTTGGGATTAGTGAAAAATCTATCGGCTTTCTTGTCAATCTGTTTAGTAGGAATTTTACTCATGAAGACAATGTCTCTCGATATGTCGAAGTCGAGTACAAACCTAATGATTGGGAGTGGGCAAAAGAGCAGCATAAAACTGAAAAACTTAAAAAAAACAAATAATGTATAATTATTTTGGCTTTTAAGCGTCATACAAGGGGTAGATAATACCCCTCATGTATGATTTCATTGGACACCTAGAAAGGAATCGAACCTTTTTAAATGGATTTGCAGTCCACCACATAGCCAATCTGTCACTAGGTGTTTTTGATTTACCATATGTCTTCATACTTGGCTTGTATTCTCTCATAGTCTAAGGTTCCGTCATGATGTTTAAAATTTTCTGCTTTCTTAAATGTAATTACAGTTATTATTACTGCTAGTATTAAAACAAAATGAGCAGCAGCAGTATAACCAAAGACTACAAAGGAACCAAAGTATAATGAAAATGCAATACACCACATCCATGCTAGTATCTGCAATACTAAATGTCTAACTTGTAAATCCGGAATGTGTCTTAATGGATTTTTTTCATGGTTCATTACTGCGTTCCATGTATTATATATAAACGCTCTCATTAATGTAGTGTCCTATTAATCATTTCTTCAGGTTCAAATTCTATTTCTAACTCTTCATCTTTTATTGCAAATAATTCCATAGCCTTTTCTTTACCGTATTTTTCTATAAATGCTTTTGCCTTGTCGGTAATCTCCCAACCTCCCCAATCGGTCCTTTTGGCCCAACCTTTTTTTTCTAAATCAATTAAGATTTTCATTAACTCTTCATCATTCATCCTTGTCCTCTTTTAATTCATCTATTAGTTTACCTAATTCATCTTGTTTTTTCATTAGATTAACAATAATATCTGACAGTACTTGTTTTTGATTGTATTCAAAATGTGGATGTGTTTTCATCCAATCATATTTAATTATTCCCATTAGATATTTTTCTGTATCTCTTAAAGTATATCGTATTGTTTTTAATTTGTCAATCATTATTTTTTTCCTTTCTATGATATAGTAATATAAATTTCTTCTTGGTCTTCCCATTCATTCTCTTTCCCCACTTCCATAATATCCCACTTGTCAGCACTTCCACTATGAAAGAGGATTACTTCATGGTCTAAATACTTATCTTCAATCTCTTGAAGTTCTTCGATTAAATCTTTAACTGTCATATTGTATTCCTCACATAATTTTCTAGTTCATCAAATAGTTCTCTACCTCTCTCGGTATTCCTTGTACCATGAAGATTATCGGGGTCTGCTTCTATAAAATCTCCAACACTTCTTGGATGTGAATTCTCAATAAATATCCAAAATATTCTGTCTGCTATTCTATAGGCTCGTTCATCTTTTGTCATTCGTTTTTTTCCTTTCTTTGTTTTTGTTATCGGCATTAATCCAATCCATATTATAAACGGAATAGATAAAAAAAATATTATAAAGTAGTAGAAATCATCCATGAATATATTACCATTTCAACCATTAATAATAAAATAATTGTTGTCATACTTCTATTATATCACACATAAAATATTTGTCAATCCATAAATGGTGGTTTAACTTTCATATCGTAATAGTGTGATATATCCATAAACTCTTTACTTTTATATGGAGTATCTAAAGATTTGACTAGTCTATTGACTATCTTTTCTAATTCTTTTATAGTCTTATCTCTAAATGTATATGGTGCATAGTTTATTTCATCACTATTATAAATCGGATATGGATTTAAAGCACCCTCTAGGCTTTTTAAAATTATATTTTTAGCCATTTGTTTTGGTGTATATCCGTCTTCGTTTATTTCCATTTTATTTTTTCCTTTCTAAGTTGTAGTTTTCCTCGTATGCTTTCTCGATAGAATCCTCTTTAGAATATCCTAAATTTAAAAAAAATTCATATAATCTAATTAATCTATCTGTGTTCTTTTCTTGTTTAGGTTGTTTTAGTTCTTGATTTATTGTTTTCATATTTATATTATAACCTTTCTTTTATAGTTTGTCAAGTACAAATAAACCATTGATTTTACTGTGTTTTTTACCAATCACATCTCCAATATAATATTAGTAATGTTGCATAAATTATTGGTATCATCATAAATCCACCAATGATTAAATATTCTTTTGTTTTTCTTTTCATTCCATATCCTTCTTTAATGTTTGTAAATCCTCGTACATTTGATTTAATGTGTGTTGTATTTCGTCTATTCGTTCCTTGTCTATAATTTTATTATTCTCTTCTACTTGTTTTAAAAAGATTCGTATAAAATGCGTTATATGTAAATCTAATAAATCTATATACTCATCTTTACTTTTTGAATAATAAGTATATTCACTCTCTAATAAATCGTAAGGCGTTGCCCTACCTTCTACTATTGATTGTATTGCTAGTATGTCTTTAAGTTTCATTGTCTGTCCTTTCTATTAGTTCTAAATCTGATTTTCTATACTCTAATAAGCCATTATCGAACTCTGGTTCATCAATCCACATTTCAGCGTCATCATCTTTTATAACTACTTTATTTCCATAATCATATATTATTATTCCTGTTATATCTTGATTTATAACTTTTACCTTGTCGTTAATTTTCATTGTTGGTCCTTTCTATTATTTAATGATAACATATTATAATTATTAGTCAAGTACAAAACCTGAATAATCTTTTTTAGCCTTGCCTTTGGCCATTAATCCGGCTATAATATTATTATCATCTGTGAATCTTAGGTCTGTTTCATCAGCATTAATAACCCTATAGCCCTTGTAAGTTTCCGGTAATTCATTCCTGAATACTGCCGATATGTTGCCACCCTTTAATAATATATCAAATGCTTCCTTGTAGTTATCCTCGTTTAGTGAATAAGTTAAATGATAATTGCTAGGATATTGTCCATTGACAAATTTTAAGGCCCTTTTATATATCTTGGTGTAGTCATAAAATTGTACTTGTGGAAACTCTTCAAATATTCCGGTTGTTTCCCATGATATATCAGATGTACCATTTAAACGAATACAAGGTATAAAACCCTTTCTTGTTGCGTTCTTGATATGATTATTTATTTCTTTTTTTAATTGGTCCATAAAGGTATTGCGTTCTTGTATAAACCAACGTGTCTTATTAATCCGGCCTTGTTGCACGTTGTTAAATGCACCATGTCCGGCAGTATATAAACACGCTTTCTTGCAACCCTCCGAAGCCATTGGGCAAACTTGGAAACCCGATTGCGTACTTGGGGCTAGATATAATATAGCCGTTTTATATCCTTTCTTTTGTCCTTTAACAGTTTTTGCATTTTTATCTATATTTAATAACTTAGATGATTTTATATATGGTAAGTAGTTCATTGTGTACCCTTTCCAATAAATTCAATTATAACATCATCATAACCATTATCAACATATTCATCTCTCCATTCCTTTGCTAAGGCTATGTTTTCGCCTTCATA